CGAAGGCCGGCAATGTTCGGGGCGGGAGCTTGAAGTCCGAGCTGGATTACGGCGGCAGGGGAAAGCGAGCGCGCAAGGTGGCTGTGGACGGCACGGGCGATGATCCTATCGACATCAACGGCGGAGGTGATGTAAGCTGTGTTATGCCGGGAGCTCACCGCAAGGATAGCGGAGAGAATCCTGGACATCCCGTAGCTTGGCGACACGAGGAGCGGTGAGTTGACTGGGTCCTCGCCGACCTTGATGAAGATGTTCCCGTTGCCGCGGCATAACACCGGCCAGATGGCATTGTCGGTGGCAGACGGCGTGAGTCCTTCAGCGTCGATGCAGATGTCCCCGTCTATGTTGATCCCCTGTGCGTCGGAGAAGGCGGTGGCCTTAGAAGCGCCGCGGTTGAGCGTTTCGACGAACCGGGGGGACGCAGCGAATATGGGGATGTCGGCGGGGGCCTTGCTCACGATGTAGATGGCCCCGTGAGTGGGGACGTAGCCGGGCATAGGCAGGGGTGCCGGGAAGCCGAAAGTGTCGGTGTTCTCCACGCTCAAGCGGTGCATGTCTGTGGCGTAGTTGGAGCTGAGACCGGAAAGCCACACAGCCGTCGGGGGGAGGTCGCGGGTGAGCGCATCGGGTTCCGGGAACGGGGGCCTAGCCTGCGCGGAGTCGAAGTTGATGATGACACGCCGCAGGCCGGGGTTTGTGAGGATAACGAGCTCAAGGAACCCAGGCCACAGCAAGCCGGCGTCGTCGACCACCAAAGTACCATTTGTGCTCTCGTAGAGCGGACAAGTGGAGCTCGGGAAGTTGCCGCCCTTCGCCCCGGGTAGGATGGGGGCGTAGTCACGCATCGTCTGAGCCCTGAGACAGTTGTACCAGGTGTGAATCCGGAACGCGTGTGCGGAGTAGTCGGGTTGACCCGCGAGGCGACGGATCTCAGCCTTGCACGCATGGGACTTGCCAGTTCCAGTGGCACCGTTGAACAAAACCCACTCGATCGGGCGAAGGATGGGCCAGTCGGAGATGGCGTCCAACCTCTTGGCCTCAGAGCCGGGATTGAGATCGTGACAGTTTAGCACGTGGGCGTGCATCTTAATGTCGCGAGCCAGTGTTTTCGCGGCGGACTGTTCGATCGCGTCAAGGGGGCGTACGAAGCGCTCAGCTCTGACGGGTATCCGAGGTAGGGGCTGAAAGGGCGGGAAGGGGTTGGGGCCCTGAGCCGGAAATCCGTGAACGGCGGAAGCTGCGCCAGCTGCGTTCTGCATGAAGCCCGTGAAGGCGTCATAAGATCGGGCGAACCTGAGCGGGATGTTCATCACGCATTCTACCTCTGCAATTGCCACAGTTCGGGAGATGGCACCGATGCTGCCGGCGTAAGCGATCGTCGGATCTATCGGCCGCAGGGGGACGCCAGGCACAAATTCGGGGGGGGCGTTGACCAGGTGAGTGCCGTTGTGCTGTGCGATTTGTAGGCACGTGGCGGCAGGCCAGCCGGGCTCCGGAGGCATGGCAAGAACCGGTGGGTGAGCAGGATCACTCTGATACCGGTTTCCCAACTGGTTGGCTGTTAGGACCGTCGCGCCGATCCGGAAGTGGGCGAAAACTCGGCCGAGGTGAGCGGGGGGCAATGTGCCATCCATGAGCTGGGGGCGCTCGGCGGGAACGAGGAACGCCATGTAGTTGGCCCAGGCCACGAACGCATCAAGTCCCAGAATGTTGGCAACGCAAGTCCACACGCACATCCTCTGAGGATTGATCGCCGCGCTTAGGGCTGCCGGGGGAGCAGCGTAGCGGCGGGCTATCTCGGTGAATGCCTGAGCCGTCTCAAATTGATGCGGGGAGAGACGGTACCAGAGGAATGGGTCGACGCCGGGGGCCAGG